CCATTAATATCTGCTTTAGTATTTACTGCTGTTTGTACTGCTGTGAACTCAGTATTAAAATCATCACCTGATATTACTTTGTCGGCATCTGAATCACTCAACGCATCCTTACCTGACCAACTTACTTGTAAATTATAATCACTCATCTTATATTCCTATATTATCTAATCTTACCTTGTTTAGCCCATATAACCATATTCTGTAATGAAGCTTTAAATCCATTAACAGTACCTTTCATTTCCATTCTTAATACCTTAGCCGACTTAGATAGTGACATCTTGTATTCTTGTGGTTGGAAGGAGGGGGCATACTTAGCAGCACCATATAATGATGTTGAACTACCCCATAAATAACTTGAGCCGCTTGTAGTAGGTGATAAAGTAAAACTACCTGAATCAGCAGTAACACTGTAGTCCCTGTACCAGTTCATGGTTACAGCCATATTCTTACCACCTGATATTACCGCTAAGAACCTCTTTAATAACTTAGCCCTTGAAGGGTCTCCGAAGTCTAACCATACAGTCTTAAAGTCTGCTTGATAAGTATTGTTTGTAGTCTCCCAACACTTAGAGTTAGTTGACTCCCAAGTATGTCCAGCAGTCGTACAAGCACTTGAAGTACCATAAGTTGCTGTTACATCACTCTTCTCGACATCATAATAATCAGTATAAGTTGATACTCTACCTTTGTAATTTGAATGACCACCACCTATATACATAACACCACCTGCTGTTGACAGGAATGATTTAGGTGTCTTCTTAGTTTCAAAGTTCCAAGTAGTTACTCTAGGAGTATCACCTACTTTACCTTTAAAGTCAAACACATAGGTTATGTTTCTATCAGGGAATGACAAAGCATAATAACCACCACATAAACAATACTGACCTTTAACTTGGTCCATATCTGCACTTACAATATGAGTAGTTATCTCATCTTTAACATTAAGAGATAGGTCAGTTAAAGGCATCTTGTCCTTCTCAGTAGTTCTATTTAAAGAACGAACACCAGAGTTAGATAAGAATATAACATCATCACCAAGAGCCTGTACGGAGTCTCTAGCAACACAACCTACACCTCTTACAACTTCATCTAATGACATAGTATCAGGGTCTTCAGGATTATTGTAGATAGCTATATTCCTCTTACCGAAGATAACTAACTTACCCATAAAGTTAGCAAGGGCAATAACTTGGTCTCCACCCCATACTGTCTTCATATCTACATTACCAGCAGCACCAGTTTGGAACTTATGACCAATTAAAGTATCAGAGTAATAAACAACATCATTAGCCTCAGCAATACCAGCAACCCATAATCTACCAAAGCCTCCTACACAACTACTAGGATTAAATGTGGTTACACCAGAGGGTGCTAAGAAACCAGAGGCATCTTCTAAATCCATCCAGTTAGTGCCATCATAGTAAATAGGTTTATGACTTGCTTGTACCGCATAGAACTTATTATTGAAGTTACAGAACTCCCAGTTACCATCAGTTAATGTTTGAGGTGTTCCTGTGAATGTTTGAGCATCTAAAGTATTAGGACTATTACCTACATTAAGTTTATATATCTTATCGTTAGAACCTGCAAAGATAGTTGAACTACCTGTAGCATTTCTATATTCACCTAATGACTTAACAATATAAGAATTAGATGACGAAGTACCGATAGTATCAGTTATCTGTTTAATACCCTTACGAGAGGTTATACGACCTCTATCATCAAGCATAATGTTAGTAGCAGCAGTCAACCATTGATGGTCAAGAGATGATGGGGATGCCTGTCTATTAAGACCGTATATCCCGATAGAGTCTAATACTAAAGGTTGTATAGGAGCTGTCATCAGTTTATGTACCAATCCGATTCAAATTGAGTATTACCACTATCAAGAATAACTGACTGGTTTAAGGATTCTTTATATTCCATAGCAATAACACTAGATTGCGTTCCACCATCTTCACCACGCTCAGCAACAGCTCTCATCCAAGCACCGATAATAACTACCTTCTCAGGGATTTTAAGGGTGGTTGTAGCTGTCTTTAACTCATCTTGATATTTAACAATATCAAATGAGATTGTCTGTGCTGAATCAGGTATAGGCTCTAAATCAACTTTAAGATTGTTAGATGAATCAGAACCATTAAAAGCATAATACAAAGGTTCCCCAGAATTTGAGGAAGGGTACTTAGTTGAATTGATATACTGTCTTGATACCTGTACTAAATGATTACCCTGTGTCTGATTAATAACATCAACTACCTTAATCTCTTGACCAGAGGATAGATTATAGTTTCTAGTACCTGATACAGTAGTTACATCTACAGTTTCACGCAGGACTAACCAATCGTGGTAGCTTTCAATGTTTCTCTTTGAGTCGTTGATCAGTGAGCCGATAACCTTTTGATAATCTGTTATCGTTGTACTATCATTGATATTCCCCGACCAATCGGTAGCAATGGTGTCCTCTCTCAACCTGATTAAGACTTCATTAATAAGTTCTCTAAAGGTCATAGGATTCTCCGTTTAGTTGTATTATAATACTAAATTGTTAGTTAAATCAACTACTTAGATGCTTTTTTCTTAGCAGGTGCTTTCTTCTTAGGTGTTGGTTTTGGTGCTTCAGGTGCTTTATATCTTAACATTTTATTCTCCTTTATCATTACAACGACAATCACACACCAATGGTGCAGGTTGTCTTCTTTGTATAGGCTGTTGTTGTGAGCCTACATTCATCATTGAATTAGCCATATCCATAGGCATCTTCATCCAATTCATAAACATTGCTGATGCAGTAAGCGATATTAAAGCACCAAGTCCAAATATTAAAATACATTTCTTATTCATAATTATCCTTTAGCGACCTGCGAACCTACATAAAACTCTAATATCATCGCACACCAAGCAAACACTTCATCATATTTAACTAAGCCTGATACCATCTTATATTCAATCTCATCAGCAGTTAGTTGAAAACCTAGAAAACTAAACCCCTCGTGAACAATCGGCACAGCAGTCTGTACATTTAAGAATACAGGTGCTAGTACATAGAACACCACAAGCATTAATATCGTAAAGAATATCACTCTACGGTTGAACGCAGCATAAGGCGATTCTTTGTTAGATTGTTCTCTAGCCTGAGCAATCACCTCATTATTAGATTTATTAGCCATAATCGCTAAATTTAGGCTATCCTGTGATGCTTTAGACTTAATTGCTACTAACTTAGCAACATAGCCAAACAACATAGGTAGTAGTTCAACTAAGATGCTCATCTCTTTAACAACTTCTTAATAACATAGGTTAACTTTTCCCACCAGTAAGAGTGTCTAAATCTACCTTTGGAATCTCTTGTCATATACTTCTTCATCTTCTCCCCCTAGCAACAGTACAGATACGGAAAGAACAAAGTACAGTCTGCTATCGGCACTAGATAATCAATCATTGTCTATTGCGAGTTAAATCATACAAGTCACCAAGCATTGATTTAATCTCTTTAATATCGTCTTTATAGTCTGACTTCATTACATATTTCTCAGGTAGTGAGGTCTGACACGCATTCATATTATTCTCTAACTCTTTAACATCCTTGGCTAGTCTTGATAACCAGTAACCACCACCAGTCATAATCACTACTAATAGGAATTGTATTATCTCAACATAAGTCACTTATACCTCAGTCAGCGATACAAACGCAGGGTCAACTTTAGCCAAAGGGTCAACAGCATCAAAGTGCATAGTCATATTAATCTCTCTAGTATAACTATCAGTCTCTGGTCCATAAGTTTCCACACCATCTTCAGCAGTATGCTTAACCTTTCTCACTTCAGTATGAGGCTTGTTCTCGTATTCAATGACATCATCAAGTGTTACTAAAGCTTCAATCTCTAATTCCTTAGCATCACCCTCAGTTCTAATAGCACTACGATAAGCCTTAACATCAGCATTCATAGTAGTACCACCATCAGCCTCTCTGATAACCATCCAGTCAGTAGGCTTTAGTCTTGAACCTACTTGAGATTTAACAGTAGCAATCATCTGCTCTTTAAGTGTATCTACATCACGAGGCGTCTCGTTATTCCACCAGTACCTCTGATTCTTCTGCTCTGGCATCACATAAGGCTCAATACCTAGTGAAGATAATAAGGCACTATCCTTGAATATCTGCTTAGGATAAGTAATGTCTGCTATCACCATAGTCTTTGGTGTTTTGATTATTGTTTCGTTATAAATCCACATTATTGTGTTCTCCTATTATCTTGCGTTA